GCTTTTGGCAGGGTCTTCCTGGGTCGACTCATCATCAGACACGTCACTCACCTCCGATAGAGTGTCCTCATTGACCGAATCATCTGAAACAGAGGGAACCGGTGGTTCCCAGTCAAATGGCTCGGGGTATTGATCCCTAATCGTGCTCAACAACAGACCGATCCTATTCATTGTTTTATTTATCTTGGGTATAGTATTGATATAAGACTTTGGTACATTGGATATATAGTCTGGGTTTTGCATTAGTTCGGAGAGAGTGGTACCGAAGCGCATTGATATGTAGGCGGTATACACATCGTAGTACGAGCGCTGTTTCGGCAAAATTCCATTCTTGGATCTCTTCACATAAATCGGAAACGGCGAGGGCATGGCCTCGTCTAAGTCCAGAAAAGGGATCATCTCCCACTTGTCTTTCATCATTCGACAAGCAGATTTTAAGAGGTCAGGTAAAGTTGACGTAACCACAAGGCTTTCTGTGCTACCGTTGTGAGTGGTGGCACTTTCGGCTTTGATGAGGGTATCATCGTCAAACATTCCCTTCATGGTGTAATAGGCTTCCTCAAAGGCTTTCGGATTAAGTCGCAAACAAGTTGCATCCGCAGTGTCATAGAAGAAAATTATCCCGTCACGTGATAAGTGAATAGGAGTTGTCTTTAGCCAACCATGTTCAACAAAGAACCTCTCCCAATCGACATGGCGCAAATAGTACTTGACTTGGTGTTCATATTGCCTTTGTCTTTCGGAATCTGTAGGGAGCTTCCCAGACTGAGGTGTATAAGCCTCGTTGTCTGGGCATCCATGCTGTTGTTTCGTGTCCGTCAGGAGAGTCTTGGGTCCAGGTGTGTCAACCGGGATCTCCAAGTGGTCATGACGATAATCATCGAAATATCCATTAAATTCCTTCAGAAACTTCTCCTGGTCCCTATTGTGTTCGCGAAAAGCTATGAGCAACTGTGCTACATAATCTTCTCTGCTCACACGGACCACTGAGCCGTTCTGCTTTCGATGCTGGTAGTCGACTCTCCTTGTCAGGACACTACCTTTTTGAACCTCGGGCCTTCCCGACGGTTCTAAGGGTTGTACTTCTGTGTGGCTCACCACCTCGACGATTTGGTTGAATCGCCTAAAGATGGCCTCCATGGCGGGAATGAAAAGGGCAATATCCCCACCACGAGCGAAGTCCAAGTTCGACGTAAGAATCACTAGGTCAGGCTGTATATAAACCTTACCCTTCATCTCGACGTTCGGATTGAGTGCTGTCTTCTTTATGTTATTCACGAAATCAATAACTTTCCTCCACGGATTCTTCGTGTCACTAAGACCATATTTACTCGCTCCTATGTCGTCAAACAAAACCACCTTATGAGAAGAGCGATACTCAGATTGGTACTCATCGGTCTCATTAAGTGTCACCATATCGGAAGATGTGAATCCTCCGTACAGATCAACCATCAGAGCTCTTGCTATCTGGATCGCGAATGATGATTTCCCTGTACCGGGAAACCCGTAGAGCATAACACAGAATGGTTGTTTCCTCAATGCCCCATCTGAGACATCAGTTTGTAGATCATCTATGGCTGCGTTGATGCGTGCAGCCATATTAGCATCCCGTTGTGTAAGGATGCCCCATGTAAACCAACGTCTGTACCCCTCTAGCCTAGCTAGCAAGGATGGGACATCATAGCCTGGTACTTGAAAAGCACCTATTTTTGCAGTTGTAACTCTGGCCAGGTCAGCCTCTATCTGACCTGACGCCATAACCAAACGCTTTCTCGCCAACCACGCAAACGAGAGAGTGCCTCCTACCAACTTAAAGATGTGCTGGTATCGTCGTTGTAATGCTGTATAACGGCTTATTATTTGTATTAAATCTGTAATGTTCTTGATCTATTTTATTTTTCGCTCGAGAGTTTGATCGTTCTATTTCGAGCCAGAGCTATTTTTCTGGATAAGTGAACCAGCCTGACCACAGGTCCTTTTAAAGGGGTAATTAGAACCTAGGACTGTGCGTAACCTCTTAATTCACTACACAATTTGATTTCAACATTCATTCAGAGGATAGTGCAACTCCGAGATCATATAGTTTAGCGTCTTTTTGTATCAGTTCGGACGGGATATCGGGTCGCCACAAGGGCTAAATTAGTCTTCTGGGTGGTACGCCGCAACGAGTTTGGCATACATATCCTCAGAAGATAAAGGTTGGATGGTGTTCCACGGCAATATAAACCGCTCGTCCCCGTGCTCACTCGCCTCACGGATCCTTTCACATTTCCTTACAAAGTCCTCATAGTATTCCTTGCCATGGAGATAGGCCTCCCTGGCTTGGGACTCGAAGTTAGCTTGGAATTGTTCCGGGAAGGACAAGGGCGTGTTCTTACTTTTGGTCCACCAGTACATTTTCTTCGACAGAGATTCCTCTTCAATCGGGGCCACCACAGCTCTCAACTGTTCGTGGTAGCGGAACCCTCTTTTGAGGAATGAGACCTCTTCGATGGTTTGATATGGGACCGAGTCTGCATCCTTATCAGCCATCGTATATTTAATCCCCCAACTAGCAAACACCGCCTGGATAGACGTGTGATTAAAAGCCGGGATCCTTGAATCCACTCCTAGGATATTGTCATCACCGTACGCTCCCATACGTACCCAATCACGGAAATCCGGGTTACGAATCTCTGGGTACTCTCTATCCATAATGTGATAAAACGCCATCCTTACCAACAATGAATTAACTATGGAGTTCATCTCTACCGTAAGTGGTTGACCCGAAGGCTGGCCACTACAGAACTGCAAGAGTTGTCCCTCCCAAAGCATCACGGGACTAACCACCGACGACAGAAAACCACGAAGGTATTCTAAGTCTGATGATGAAGCCCCATTATCTCTGTAGATCTTCATTATAATTGCGCTCGCTTTCTCCATAAGAGCCTTTGCGAGTTGTGTGTCAAAGCCTGAGAAGTCCCCGCAGACAAAGTTGGTGTACTCTCCATCTCGAGTAATATAATTGTACAACTTGTCTTGCCACTCCAAGGACTGTGCAGTCAAACCGACAAAACACTCAGAAGCGTTCATTTCCCTTAATACATGTTTCAGTGGGATAATTCCTCGTGTCGCGGCTATGAAGAAGGCCATATCATTTCCATAGACTGACCTCGTTTTCTCATAAGCTTTCTTAAGTGGGAGTACCTCGTTAGTTTTTGAGGCACGAACAAATGGATCAAAAGTTCCTTGACCATCTCTCCACGCTGATTCCAGAGCGAGGATATCAGACCTGATTTCCTCATCCAAAACTCGTGGACATAATGGTTGTCCATCGCTTCCCAATTCCATCCAATTCGACTTCTTTCCTCCATAACATACCCCTGATGACGTTTGGTTATTCATTCCACGTACTATACCAGTGCCATCTCCATCCAGGGCCTGTTGTAGAGGCCTAACTGAGAAAAATCCGGGATTGGCTTTTTCAAAGTCGCGTGCTACATCGGCAATAGAGCGGCCGGTGCAAGTCATACCATTAACGTAATCATCCATAGCTCGGTCCATGAGCGCTATGGGCACATCCATCTTAGGGGTATTAAACTTCAATAGGGTGGTGTTAATCTGTTCGGCTCCGTTCACATACTTCGGAGGCCTAGAGGATAATTCACCAAACTCCTTCTCCACCTGCTCGTTTCCATTACGGAAATAGTAGTCTTCTGCCCTGGGCTTATACAGATTTAGCCCGGCATCTACCACCACTCCTAGGGATACGATATTCGACACTGAAGTTTTCAATACGTCCTTCACATAAGAAGTCTCCCCATCCATGATGTACAAGTCCTTTTTATTGTTCTTGAATACTGGCTGGGGGGGAGTCGAGGCAACAAACACCGATGCCTCTTGTTTCAACACGTCCTTTGCTTGGCTGATAGTGGAACGATCGACAGCCAAACAATACCATTTATTTGAGGAGTTACCTGCAATATGGACCGCAATGATGGTGTTGTTATAGATGAGAGGTTGGCCACAATCTCCGTCGCTAGACGTATGATCACGAGCCTCACACTCATACACCATCTGTGTCTGAAATCCGTTTGCAGTTTGATAGCGGATAGGGTGGTCAAGCATGCGAGCACGCACTTCCACCTTTTTCCACTCTCCAGTGGCGCAATCCTTGTGAATGTAATGGCAGGCTGCCTGGGCTGGTAAACTTCCTGGCTCCGCGAAGTACCTG